CTTAAAATGCCAAGCCTATAATTAACCCACCAACACCAGAGGCAACAGCAATCGAAAACAATTCTTTATTGGTAAAGCCAAAATGCCCGGCCTTGCATGCCGAAAGGGCCTGCTCTTGATCTAAAACAGCGCCCATTGATTGATTCCCAAATATACCATCCGAATCTATTCCGGAGCGAGCTTGCCACTCGATCAGTTCTTCTTTTTTTAGAGGGCCGACTTTGCGCATGTAAACCTCCCGAAGGTCATTTATCACCTATCGATGCCTTAAATCCAAGCCATAACGCAGCTAGGCCGCCAGCAGTTACAATGCCAATGGCCGTCAACAGAAACCTACCTGCAGCCCGCTCAGTCACTCTGCGCCAGCGCCTTAAATGAAGAAAGTCTGCCTGCATTTCAAGGGGGTCATGGTGCTCAATGCCGAGCTCTGTCAGGAGCCTCCTAACGGCCTTGTCGGCTGCCGCCTCCGCTATAGATTCAACATCTGCACGAGATAAATCCATTATAAAATCATAACTCGCGCATTAGGCATCAATCCCATCTCCCAAGCGAGTCGCGCCACCCAAGGGCGGCGATACGAAGTGAGCTGTCTGCGCTGGAGCGGCCCTGGATTTGCGAGCTGGTATTTGTCCAGACACCGAATGCCCCTCCAATCGAGGATTGCGTAGCATCGCCTATGGTTGCTAACGGATTAACGGTTTGCGAGGGAGCCTGATCTGTTACATCGGGGTCGTGGAAGTAGAGAAGATTTGTCCCCACTGCATTGATAAATGCCTTTACGCGAACACCCAGTGGGACCGAAAGAGTAGACGTAAATTCTGTAGTGCCGCTACTGCCAACATTCACATCAAGAATAGGCGTAACCCAGACAAATTCATCACCGCGTTGCAAGAAAGCAGTGATATTGGAGGAGCCGTCCGTTAGAACTGAGCCAATACGGCGGTATTTCGTTCCCACATCAGTAGTGGCCAAAAGATTAGCTGCCGTCACGGACGTATCAAAACCTGCATCGGTTCCGCCTGCGTCTAGGTCTACCAGGTGTAAATGATACCACGTGTCAGGACTCAGAGAAACGCCAGATGCCATTCCGCCAGCAGCCGTGCCAGAGGCCCACGATGCGTCTATTTGCTTTGTAAGCACGGAAGTAACCTCAAGATTGAAACTGTCGGCATTATCACGCGCCGCCCCGACTGCTATATCTATATCGTGGTCAGAATCTGTCCCATTAGAGGTCTGTAAGCCACCAATATGACCCCTGGGGAGCGTTTGCACAAAGCTTGAAACGCCTTGTACATTCCCTCGACCGGCGGTCAGCCAATTGGTTCCATCGGTGAATAGGAAAACGCCAGCCCCAGCCGGTAAAGTGATATTTGTTTCGCCGTCAACTGTTTCTGAAGCCGCGCCCTCAACAGTCAATGTCCCACTAGAGGCATTTCGAATGGCATGAACAAAGGGCGCAGTGACAGTTGCTGCCGTAGCGGTCGTTAACGTTCCCGCAGACGTGATGTTAACCAGCTTGCTCTGATCTGTATTTTGCACAGTGTAAGGCGCGGTTGTTGACGTAACACCAGCCCCGCCGACCACCTTAGCAAATGCAGCATCGACATTTGTATTGACTGATTCGATGGCAGTCTTAAGCGGGTCGCCCACTTCGTCCTTAACCGTAGCCCACTTAACTTGATTAGACGGAACCGCTGTGCCGTCATCGGACGGGGCGTCATCGTTGTAGTTTAGAACAGTTACGTCTGTATACGGATTAGCCATTATTGATTCCCTCTAGCCAAAGTTCCGGCCAATATTGCACGGCTCGGGCCGCTAATTCCTCCAGGAATAGCACCCGGAAACCTCTGATTTCCTAGCGCCGATTGCCCTATTCTTGTTAAAGTTGCGGATCGTGCCAAATCGCCAGGAATTGAGGCAAGACTCCGGCCTAGGCCTCTCGCCAAAAGCCCCTCGGGAGTGCCCGATGATGGCGGACGCTGCAAAACCCCCACACCAGCACGGGACAATTGCCCGGCCTCCGTACCGCCTCTTGTAATAGCCCTAGAGCCCTGCACAAGCTTAGTGGCAGACTGTAGGCGAGCGGGCGTGATAATACCTATAGCAGCCTCTTTACCAGCACCACTGGCGGCCTTTTCAAGAATAAGAAGGTTTTGATAAAATCCGCGCAACTCACGGAAGCGTCCCAAGTCTTGTGGATTAGTTACCTTTATAGACGCTTCGGCGGCTTGATCTAGTAGGCTAACAATCCTGTTAACTGGACGTGTAATGTCACTTTTTTTGCCACGCGCTATTTCTGTTAACCTAGAGCGCAATTCCTTATATTCGGTGCCAGTTACAACTTGCCTGTCACTCAATCTCTTGGGTAGTTTTTTAATGAATTTTGGTAATCTACCTTCAGCTAATGATTCACTAGCTTGAGTAATCTGACGTTGAATTGCAGTTTTCGTTTCAGCGGGCAGTATAATCCTGTTACGCGCCTGAACAATATCGAATTCTTTGCCGATTGAGCGAAAGGCGTCGTCAATCACATCAGGGGTCGCGCGGCGCGCTTCAATGCCAGAAAGCCTCAAAGCGGCCTGCGTAAATTGCTCTTGACCTCTATCCAAAGTTGCGCCCGCAAAGCTTTCAGGAGTTAAGGCTTCGCGCTTTGTCAAAACCGGGTTGCCTGTTCTTTGGCCTGCGGTGATCGAGGTAACGCCACGCTCTTCTAGGCGCGCAACGCTTGCCGCAATCTCAGAATCAACACGACCCGTTGGAGTAATTGCACGCCGCGCAGCTGGAATAGCCCCGCCACCTAAAATCGCACCGGCCAATCTGGCAAATGGCTCAATATTGGTACCCTCAGTGAGTTGACCGGCAGTCTCGCTAGCTAATGCTGGGGCCAAAACTTGAGCTGCCCTAGTCGCCAAAGAGCCGGGTAGCGCTGCACCGGGCGCAAATTCACCTACAGTCCTTGCAAACTCTCCGGCTGTCGTCTGCGCCTTGGGCAGCTCACCAGTTATGCCCTCAACAGCAGACAGCGCTTGCTCTGAAGTAGGGCCACCAAGTATAGGGATGGCCCTGAGCGCACCACGAGTTAGCCCCAAAACACTTTCTGCGGCATCGTCGTCTAGCCCGAAACGCTGCGCAAGGGACCTAATACCACCCACAAGAGCCTCCCGCACGTCACCGCCAGCGCCGCCCAAATTAGTGACGCCGCGCGTCACGCCAACCGGAAGCTGTGTTGCCACATCTTCAATAGCTCCGATAGGCTCAGGCTGAAACTTTCTAAAAGCCGTGACAGCAGATTGCTCATCTGGAGCTTCAACTTCGAATATCTCGCCCTTAGCTCCTTGGATTTCAAATGTCGGCATTAGCGTATGCGCCTTATTCTCACGCCATCAATAACGGTGGGCTCTGCTTGGCCACCTGCTTTTAGTGATTCCAAAAATTGTGCTTCTTCCGGTGTAAATAATGGGGTTTGATCAATGAATTGTTTCTTGATTTTAGAAAATAATTGTGGTGCGCCGCGAGCCAATAATTCGGCGTTCAGTGCCGCCAAATCAGCCTGACGACGCATCATTGCAATCTGTGTAATAACAGCAGCTTGATTGCCCTGCGGTGTATTTTCCAACCCACCAACCGCAGCCTTTAGAAACGTCACATCCCGATCAGATGTGTTACCAGTTAAGCCAAACCCGCTATCAGGATTTCTCAAGCGAAGCGCTAGTTTATTCTGTGCGCTCACAAGGGCTTCTTGTATAGGGACCTGATCATCAATTTTAATACCGGCTTGTAGAAAAAATTGTCTTACTGGGAAGGTTAAAGCAGAAATTTGACCTGTTTGTGCGGTTTCTACAAGGCTTTTAAATACTTGCAATTCATCAAGAAGCTGTTGCGAGTCAACTGCTTTTTTTTGTGCGTCAAATAGGGCTTTTTGGACAGGAGCATCAAAGGCATTAATATCTGTCGTGACAGGGGGAACCTTTACACCAAACAATTCATCTTGATCTTCTGCCGTAGCCTGACCGGCCTCTGTCTGAAGCCTTTGCGTTTCTTGTTCTCCAGCGAACTTAGCCCGCGCTGACTCAATGGCCTTATCCTCAGATGTCTGTTTGGCCGCTGCTGGGATTTGCGCCTGCGCTTGCAACCCGCTAATTAAACCAGCGGGAGCACCCAGTTCCGTAAGATCATTCAAAATCTCACCAATAGACGCATTTGTCTTCTCTGGAGAGTTCCCAGCTTCACGGGATGCCTTAATAACATCCGCCGCAAGCTGTGCTGTTCTTTGGATGGCTTGCTGTTTGCGCGTTTCGAGGGTTTGCTCTTCGCGGAACTCCTGACCACGCTCCTGTAGGGCAAGCGTATCCTCGGCTCGCGCACCAGCTCCACCCTGTTGTAGACCCTGAGCTACACCACCTAGAAAGATTCCGTTTGTCATCCTGGTATCACCGTTGTTGTGAAGGGACCTATTGAGCTTCTTCCGGGTGCGCCTCCGAACCCACCAAAAAAGCCTCCGGCAGCCTGCCCAATGCTACGAGAAATCGGAGCGGCCAATTGACCGGCAAATTGCCCCGCCCCCGCCGCGCCGCGTGCATTTAGCTGCGCTATAATTTGCGCGTTCTCTCTTAATTGAGCGTTAGCAGTTGTGGAGAGTTTCAAACCAATATCTGCCGCTGTATTCAAGTCTTCTAATTGCGCTTGGACAGCAGAGCGGCGGCGCTCCGATTCCCTTTCTTTCAATGCGAGGCTCTGCAATGCACTTTCAGCCTGGATGCGCTCTCTTTCTCGACCGGCTTCGACCTCTAACCTGGAAACGGCGTCTTGACCAAATGAAGATCCCAGAACCCTACGCCTAGCAAGATTCTCTCGCAGATTACCAATAGCTCGCGTTCTGGCGTCGTCAGCTTCTCTTAATCTCAGGGACCGAAGCCCCTCAACACCCTCGCCGCCAAGCCTCTGAATAGCGTCTGCTTCTGTTAAGAATTGCTCACCAATTTGGGCCGTTAGCCCTTGGCGCTCTGGCGTAATACTAATGCTACCACCGGTACCCCTAAAGCCCCCCGCATCAATACCGGGTAATGGCGCTGGCGTAAATAGTTGATTAGCTGACTGCTGCTTGCCGCCAAACAACCTAGACAACCCAAAGTTAGCCGCGCTCCCTGCTATGCTCCCCAATACACTGCCCATGGCTATTTCCTTGTCTCGAACACGGCTTTGCTCAGATTGTGTGACGTACCGACCCGCCTAATTATTCCGTGTTTGCAAATCATCTCAAAAAACCTCTTGTCGTCCCCTTCTGCAAATCCAATCATGGGGAAGTCTTGCCTTGTCTCATTTAGAAAGTTCACCGCACCCTCAACCCTGGTTCGCGGGGTTGCCCAATCAAACCAGACAACTCTATCAAGTATTAAATAAGGCGCCAGTTTCGGGAGGGGATGTGCCCAGAACCCGAATACCATTCCAACAGGCTTGTCAGCCAAGAGCGTCCAGATCGCATGGTAGGCTTGCGTTACCTCGTTGCTGAAGGCATCCCTAAATTCTTGCGGAGACAGTTCCTCGGCAAAAATATCACCAAATGCACCACGCTTATATGCCGCCCAAGCAAACTTCAAATCTTCTACCTGCGTAGGACGAAATTTGGGTTTGCGTTTGAGTGTCTTTTTTAAGCGCCACTTAGGACGCGGCTTTAAATCTGAGGAGGATTTCATTAATATCTATATCGTTGACGCCTGTTGATTTCACACGAATCTGGAATTCATTTCCTTGGCCAGGAGGGAAGAACTTCTGCCTAGCAAGCCGGCCACTCGCTGAGCCCCAATAAATGTCCCCACCCCAATAAATGTCCCCACCCCAATAAATTTGATCCGCCAAAGCAGGAAGGGATACCGTAAGGCTTTCGTTGAAAATACTTTCACCGGCATATTCCATGATGATTTCAACGTCAGCAGCTACGCTCTTGCGGTACTTAATATGACCCTCAACTTCATAGGCCTGAGCATCCAATGGTGCTGAAAACAATTTAGACAAAAACTCTGTCTCAATATTTGTATTTCCGCCGTCCCCAGCCGCCCCTGATCCTTCCATGCGATAGATGTTTCCAGAGGAGTCCCCCATAAAGACATATTCAAGCCCGTCCGAAGGATCGAGCATTGACTGAACAAAGGTCGGCTGAAAGTCCAGAGAATGAGATGTTTCCCACTTCATCCATTCAGAAACCTGACCGCCCCGCATAGCTGTCTGAAATGCCCAAACCTCACCTTGGCTTTCGGGGAATAGATAAACTCTATTTAACCGAGAGTTGTAAACTGTCCTCCAGCCCGTATAGGCTTCAATATCAGGGGAGATATTAACGCTTAAGTCATCAGCTTCCGAGTCTCCGAATCTGTCTGTATCACGAACAGACTCCAGTCGGCCCTGTCGACCGTAAATAATATCATTCCCGATATATGCGAGAGATTCATCACCACTCGCAGCGGAGCCAGGATAGAAATCATCAAACTTGAAGTCCGTTGCGTCGAATCCGGTAAGATTGAATATCTGGCCCTGCTCTGAGCTTACGATAACTGATCCAAAGGCCTCGACAACACCATTGATTGGCTTTAGATCAGGGGTTAAAAGAAACCACGGATCGGTTAATGTAACGCCTGAGGCGGGCCTTTGGGACACCGAAATAACTGTATGGTCGCCGCGCTCTGAGCCAACAAGCATATGCTCCACAGTTGCCGAGGCATCTTTGATATGTCCAAAAATTGCCCGCTCATTGGATACGTATAGATATTTAGCTAAGAAGTTACCAAATCCGCTTCCTGCTTCATTTGTAAAAGAGGTATTGGAAAGTGTAGTCCCGTCCCACTCTAAAACAGTCGAAGCAAGGTTCAAATCTGTCAATAGTAACTTATCGTCCAGTGTCCAATTATGCGATCTCCAATGCCCTCTTAACTTAGAGGTAGAGGAAACGGTAGCGGCTCCGGTCACATCGGTAAACGTTGTATCTCCATCCCACTCATAGACAACACCGGCTGATTGAAATAAAGTAGAAACCGTTCCATCGGCCTTTAAAAGGGACCCGCCCCCTCTGATCTCAGACGTATTCGGAACCGTCCCTATAAGGTCAAAGGGCTTCCTGTTTCTTAATTCACGATTCTGAACGTCAAGCTGAAAGTTCTTACCTCCAGCGGCCTCACGAGCGTCAATCTCATCCTCTGATGCACGCGTGTGCAGTCCACCACCGAACTTAAGAGTTACGTCAAACTGCTGAGGGCCTACTTTTTCAACCATTAGCGTGGCGAATAATCAGTTTTAGGAATGACTTGATTCAGCAATCGAGCAGCGCGACCAAGATTCACGGAAAACAAATCCCCGTCAAATTCATTGCGCATTTCTCGTTTCCACAACTGAACCCACGCGGGAATCATAGCCCTAAACACAGCATTTCCAAAAGGCACAGTATCAGTAGAAAGAGTTAATTCTAAATCTTTATCATATTGATATGTATAAATCTTGCCGTTTTCTTCTGATCTCGGAATTCGATCAAGGTATAAAGTTCCATCCACAGGACTAATAGTAGCAAAATGCGGCTGCCCATCATCATCTTGTTCGGGGTCATCGATTAACAATTGATTGTACCCACCAGGATATTCTAAGATAAATTGATTATTGGTCTTATCAATCAATGGGAACCGTAATTGAACAAGATCAGTAGCTAGAGTGTAATCCCTGTCACTTGTAACAAGAGTAATAGTGGATTCAGCCTGCTCTTGCGGGTGTGATTCCCCAGCAGATGAATACAATTCGTCAATGCCCTCATTAACAACTTGAACAGCAATATCAACCGCTCTTTGCCGGGGGCTATCCGTGAGCGATGTCAAGTCCCCAGCGTCCCCAGCGATAATCCCTGTTCGGGTCAGAATTTCATTGACACAATTAAGAAGCGATTTCATCTGCTATCTTCTGCTCCAGTATCGCTTTGGTATCTTTGTTTGACTGTTTAATGCCGAGCCTTTTAGCTTCAGCTTTCAATTCATGCATTTTCTTTGGTTTTTCTTTTGAGGGCTGTTTTTTTTCTGTTTTAATCTGACTCCACTGGGCTTCCAAATCAGACAAAGCATCTTTCTGCTCTACTTCCTCCGCAACCGGGGCTGGGGGAATTTCATTAAAGGCGACCCTCTTCCAGTCATCGTATGGAGGAACCACAAGACGTCTAAACGCACCCAGCGTTGCCCTCATGGGTCGAGGCATCCTGGCTGGAGGGTTGTTTTGAAAACGCGCGCGCATCAATTGGGCAGGCATCTCCGGGTCAATATCCTCTCGGCTCTCCAAACGAGCCAGATACTCCAACTCTTTGC